TAGATAATTTTTCAAACCGTTATCAAGAAGTTTTTAATACTTTAGAAAATGCTGGTAATAGAGTTACTAGTGCTGCTATACAATCCGGAGCTGTTAGATATACTAGAGAAGCAAGACAAGAAGCTGCCGGGCAAACCCAGAACACGTGGAATGACGGTAGCTCATCTCCAACGTCTCGCCCAATTTTACGAGAACTGGTCAGTCCAATACGACCAGAAGAACTACAAGAATTGTCAAATGACACTTGGGAAAAGTTCCGCGATGGACAAGTTTATTGGATTAAGCCAAATCCTGGGGCAGGGTGGTTAAGGCGTGAATCAGCCAAGCCTACTCATGAAGCTTGGACGGTTCTTTCAAATGACGTAAAAGTAAGAGTTAAAAGATTGCATGGGATTTGTACACGTGAAGGTCTTATTAGTGGGCCTTGGCTGATGACCAGTGGTTATAGAAGCCCAAGAGATAATGCGTATCTGCGGTCGCAAAGCAGTGCTGTTGCTCAAAATTCTTTGCATATGCAAAAGATAGCAATAGATCTTTCAAACGTAGGCTGGAACAAAAGTGATTGGCCCCAAATAAGACAATACGGCCGAGATTGTGGTTTTGGTGGTGTTGGATTTTACTCTGGCTCAAACTTTATACATTTTGATCTCGGGCGAGTTCGCAACTGGGGTAGCTAATGAAAATAAAGATAAATAAAGTAAAGTAGGAGCGCACAATGGTAGCTGAACTATATACAGCACGAACAAAGAAAATTACCATTTATCAAGATTTCAAAAAGAATCTTGAGAAAAGCCCTGTGTCTAATGACTTAACAGTGTTTAAAGATGAAGACGCTGTAAAGGAATCAATTAAAAATTTAATATTAACAAATCGCGGTGAACGATTAATGCAGCCAAACCTTGGCGGCGATATACAAGCAATGTTATTTGAAAATATTACGCCGTCGGTTATAACATTAATCGAAGATAAAGTAAGAGATACTATTGAAATTAATGAGCCACGTGCAGAACTTGTTGACGTAATCGTAAGCTCAAATATTGATGACAATCAAGTCAATGTAAAAATAGTATTCTATATCAAAAACGTAGAACAGCCTATTGCGTTAGACGTGTTTCTAGAGAGGACTAGGTAAATGGCTAAACTAAATATTTCAGAACTTGATTTCCAAGCAATTAAAACGCAGTTTAAATCATATCTGACAAGCCAAACTCAATTTAAAGATTATAACTTTGAAGGCTCTAATATGAGCGTATTTTTGGATGTGTTAGCATATAATACTTTCCAAAATAACTTCTATACAAACATGGCAGTTAACGAAATGTTCTTAGACTCAGCTGTCTTAAAGAACTCAGTAATTTCCCACGCTAAAGAATTAAATTATCTACCAAGGTCTAGAAGATCTCCAATGGCAATATTAAATGTTACCATTACTGATCCATCTATTACAGACCAGTCTGTGACTATCCCAGCTTATTCTAATTTCACAACTACATATCAAGGCGTTAATTATGATTTCGTAAATAACGTAACGTATGTTGCTCGTAAAACAGCTCCAGGTAAATTTGTTGCAGAAAACGTAGAAGTATTTGAAGGCGCAATGTTAGCAAGCTTTGAACGTGAAGGTTATTTCATTGGTGACGATGGCATCTTAAGAGTTATTTTATCTAACGAAAACGCCGACATAGATTCAGTAGAAGTTTTTGTTGACGCTGAAGAAACTGAAAACCAAAACGTATTCCTACGTAAGAATGATATTTTTGGTGTAGGTCCATTAGATAAAGTATTTTATGTAGAACCATATTACGATGGAAGATATACGATTTACTTTGGTAATAACGTATTTGGTTTACAGCCTGAAGCATTTGAAGATATTCGTGTAAGATATAGAATTACATCTGGTGCAGAAGCAAATGGCGCATTTTCTTTTAATCTTGGCTTAACATCAGAAACAGCCGAAGCAACTGTAGAAACTGTTTCTGCTGCGGCGGGTGGTACTGAAAGAGAATCATTAGAAAGTATTCGTTATTTTGCTCCTAAGTCTATTCAAATCCAAGAACGAGCTATCACTACAAACGATTATGAAATTATTCTTAAACAGCAGTTTCCAGAAATTCAATCAATTGCTGCTTATGGTGGAGAATCACTTGACCCACCACAGTTTGGTAAGGTTGCTATTTCAGTTTACTTAGGAGAAGGTAGAGAAGGATTATCTTCAACACTATCAAGTGCTTATATTTCTTTCCTAAGAGATAAAACACCAATTGCTATTGAACCAATCTTTATTGATTCAGAATTTATTTACGGTTGTGTTAATGTAAATGTTTATTTTGATCCTAAGATTACAAAGAAATCAGTTGGTGAATTAGAATTATTAGCGAGGAACGCAATTACTACTTATGCCACAAATAACCTTGATGATTTTAATACAACATTAAGAGTTTCAAAAATGAGTTCAGCAATTGATGGTGCTGAAACTAATGCATTCGTTAGTAACGAAGTTATGGCTTGTCCTTATATCATATATTCACCACCATTAAATGTTTCAGCAAGCCCTGCATTTAAATTCTTTGCAGAGCTTATTAAGCCATATCCGTTTAACCCTGCTAAAGGATTTACTGATTATAAACCGGCGGTTAAGAGTAGTGTATTCCAATATAATAACTTAGATTCTTTCTTCCAAGACGATGGTAATGGTAATATCCAAATTGTTACTTCAGATTTAGTTAACCCACAGGTTGTAAATCCAATTGCTGGTAATATTAACTACCAAACAGGCGAGATTAACTTAATTGGTTTCCAAACACAGGGTTATCAAGGTTCAGGTATTAGAGTAATGGTAACAACAGCCAAAGATGACATCAAGGCTCCAAGCGGTAGAATCTTTATTCTCGATGATAATGATGTTACTATTAACATGATAGAGGTCAAATAAAATGGCTGACAACCAAGTCACACTAGTTGAAAAAAATATTGCATTTAAAATAGCTCAGCAGTTTCCAGCTATATACCGTGAAAACGGTAAAGAACTTGTTGACATGGTTGAACAATATTATAGGTTTGTAGAAGATCAACCTAACATGGGTGTATATAACGCTCGAAGAATGTTTGAATACCGCGACATTGGAACTACTTTAGCTTCAATGATTGTATTCTATAAAAAGAAATATATGGCTGACCTTCCAGCTTTAGATGATGATGTTGTAAAATTCGTAATTAAAAACATTATGGATTTATACAGACGCAAAGGTACTGAGTCTGGTATTATACTTTTCTTTAGATTGTTTTTCCAAGATGATGTTTACGTAAGCTATCCATCTAAGTATATGTTTAAGCCTTCTGATTCTAATTGGAAGACCGGTACTTATCTTCAAATGTTTCCAAACAATAACAATTTCCTTGCACCTGACGGTGTTACTAGGTATGAGTATAAAGACCTTTTAAGTAGAAATATTATTGGTTCTATTTCAAAAGCAAAAGCTATTGTTGATAAAATTAACTTTGTATATTTAAATGGTACACTTACACCTATTATCTATATTACTGATCCAAAAGGTAAGTTTGAAAAGTACGATGATATTCTAACAAGAATTAATGGATCAGACATTGCGTTTGGTAAACTTAATGGTTCAGCAAGTTCACTTGATATTGACTTAGCTTATGGTGGTACTACCGGAAATAAGATTGGCGATATTCTTGGAATTGAAAGTGAGTACGGTGCAGGCGGTGAAGCTATTGTTACTGGATTACAAGACGAGTTTACTGGTACTGTTTCATATGATTTAGAAGACGGCGGTTTTGGATATACTATTTTAAATACAAAACTTTTAGTTTCAAATCAAGTTTTCATTTTAAATAACGCAAACACAGAATTTGTAGAACTAGAAGTTTTAACAGATACAGCTGGTAACCAAGGTACAGTAATTGGCCAGAATATTTCTGCCGTTGGTGTTAAAATGGAACCAGGAGATGAGTTTGATATTAGCAGAGATATTACGTCTGCTGCTCGAGGTGTAACATATACTGCATACGACCCAGTAACAAAAACAGGTGACATCTTTACAGTTGCTGGTAAAAACGATTCTTCACCAGGTCCATTATATGCTAACACCGGTGATCCAACTCATGTTAGGGTTGAAGAACTTACTAATATTGAAAACGTTTCTCTTATTACTGATATCATTTCAAACTTTGTAGATGTTCCATTAAACTCTTCAGATTTTAATACGGTACCACCTGCGGTGATTCCAATGACAGGTACTGCAAGCCCAGTTACTCTTGCCACACCAATGGATGAAGCCTTCGACTTAACACCATTTGATATTGGTACTATTGTTGCCTTTGAAAATGTTAACCCTGGATCTAATTATATTAACGATGTCTTTTCTCTAGTTAGAGATGAACAAATGATAGCGTTTGAAAGATTTGAACAGATTTTATTAGTTGATAATTTCAGTGCTAGCTTTACAATTGGCGATATAATTAACCAGCCACTTACTGGAACGACAGGTTTAATTACTAAAGTTGATGTTGACCTTGGCGCATTGTACGTGAGACCTTATAGCTATTATGGTTTTAAAACAGGTACAAATGATTTCTTTAATCACAAAGGAAATGCATATGATCTACTTGCAGTAGAAAGAGATTACACCTCAAGACGGTTTGGTGAAAACGCCGTTATGGGTAACGAAACATTATTTTCTACTGGTAGAATTTCTGAAGCTGAAATAAGAAACTCTGGCTTTGGCTATATTGATGGTGAAACAGTTTATCTAATTAATGATGACGGTGAGCGTCAAGCAAAAGCTACTATGAATGCAGACTCTCAAGGTATTTCAGCAGGTTTCTGGAGTAGCTTAACATCTCATGTTAATGGATATACTAAAACACTTGCAGACGATGGCGAAGATGTTTATTATGATCCAGATACTCGAGTACAAGACAGCGATTATTACCAAGAGTTTTCTTATGTTATTAAATCAACTATTGATAGCAAAAGATATGAAGAAGCGCTTAAGGATACTACGCACTTAGCAGGAACAAAAATGTTCAGTAGATTTTCTTATCAGAAAAAGACTGGACCAACAATATCTCACTTGTTTAGACAAGTCAGAAAAGACGATTATATTATCGGCGGCGATCCAATCGTTGGACCGGGCCAAGCAATTGGCGATCAAACAGTGAGAGCAGATAATGCGGTATGGACTTCAGATTCTACTAACTTTACTGTTGACAATTCGTAATAAATAGTATATAAACACAGGAGCTTAATAACATGGCAAAACAGGTAATTAATGTTGGAGCCGCAGCTAACGACGGTACTGGTGATCCACTTAGAACCGCCATGCAAAAAGTTAATTTAAACTTTACCGAATTGTACGATGCAGACGA